GCAACACCGAAGCTGGCGAATGTTGTTGCACGCTACCACGACCGCTATGACCTTCTCCGTGATGCGATGGCCCGCGATCTCCTGCCCCGGCTCGACATGGCCAACACGGCGGACGCGCAGATCGTCGAACTGGCGGACAGCATCGTGAACTGCCTGCGCATTCGCCGGCAAGAGCTGACCGGGTACCCACCGAAGGAGGAACGTGACAGCACCGAACGTACCCCATGGTAAACTGGGGCAAAAGGCGGACGGTGCCAGAACGTGTCCGCATTCGTGGCGGCGGGAGTGATGGCGGACGGGACGATAGACAACCGGCTCACGCTGAAACAGGCGCAATTCATTGCCGCCTATCTCGGCGAGGCCAACGGGAACGCTACCGAGGCGGCCCGGATCGCAGGGTACACGCATCCCAATGTTCAGGGTCCGCGACTGTTAGGCAATGTTTGTATTGCCGCGCGCGTGCGGGACAAGGTGTCCGAGATAGCGGCATCGCCCGATGATGTGCTCCGAGAACTCGCCAGTGTGGCATTCGCTCCCTGGCATGACTTCGTTGAGGTGACGGGACGTGCAAAGGACGGTCATCCGACCAAGGCCCGTTCCGACATTGCCAGCAAGGTCAAGGCGCTGGAAATCCTTGCCAAGCACCATCAGCTCCTTGTCGACCGGCAGATCATCGACATGAACGTGCGTGAACACCGTGTTGGCGTGCCACAGAGCACGCTTGACTCCATGTTCCGCACTGCCGACCGGCCGGATGCCTGATGGTTGCGGCACTCGCCAACCCTGAGCCGGCCGACTATACCCCGGTGGGTGGCTGTGCAGCCTTCTACGGATCTGAAGAACCTGAGGTGCTTTCGGTTGGACCTGCCGGAACCGGGAAGACGCTCGCTGCCTGTTGGAAGCTGCACCACACGGCACTGTTCGTTCCCGGCGTCCGCCTGCTAATGGCACGGAAGGTTCTGGAAGACCTCAAGACCGGCGCCCTCGCCACCTACACCAACCACGTCAAGCCGCAACTCGATAACGTTGTCACGTTCGGCGGGAGCCGCTTCTATCCTGCCGAGTTTCGGTATACCAACGGCAGCGTCATCCATGTGGTGGGCCTCGACAAGCCGGGGAAGGTGATGTCTGCCGAGTACGACATCATCTACGTCAACGAGGCCACGGAGGTCGATGAGATCACCTGGCAGGCGTTGACGTCGCGGCTGCGGAACGGTGTCCTCGCCTATCAGCAACTTATCGCCGACTGTAACCCGAGCGGGCCGCGACACTGGTTGAATGTTCGGTGCAATGCTGGCATCACCCGGCGCATCCAGACCACGCACCGCGACAACCCGGCCTACTGGGACATGGCGCGTGGCGAATGGACCGCAATGGGCCGCACCTACGTCCAGCAGACGCTCGAAAGCCTCACCGGCGTACAACGCAAGCGATTGCTTGACGGCGTGTGGGCTGCGGCTGAGGGCATCGTGTATCCCGAGTTCGTGCCGGAGATGATCCGCGACGAAGACGTGACCGGGTGGACCACCTACCTCGCCGCTGACATTGGCTCCAAGAATCCCACGGTCATCCTGACCTGCCACGTTGCCGGTGATGGCAGGGTGCATGTCAGCCGGGAGTTCTACCGGCGAGACATGGGCGGCGGGTCGAACATCGTGGACGCCATCACCACCGAGGCCGACCGTTGCAACCCGGATATGATCTACGTGGACAGTTCGGCGAAGTGGTGCATCGACGATCTCGTTGGTGAGGGATACATGGCCAGTGGGACGGACAAGGACGTACTCGCTGGCATCCAGCGATTCCGGGCGATCCTCACTGGCGGATTCAGCATTGACCCCTCGTGCATCAACACCATCGACGAGTTCGGGCTGTATGCGTACCCAGACAATCCACGGATCGAGACAGACAAGCCGGTGAAAGAGCACGATCACGCAATGGACGCGCTTCGCTACCTGGCGTCGGAGATTTCCGAACCCGTCCTCAACCTTGCCGACTTCTACCGGAGCGCCGCCTGATGGAACGATGCGTAACGTGCATGTGGTGGCGATCGGTGAAGGGTCACGACACCCGTAACGCATTGAGTGATAGCGGGTGGGGATTCCATCAAGAACTGGATTCGGTCAGGGATCGGCTCGGCAAGTGCGTGATCCTGTCGTCATCAAATGGGATTCCTGTAACCGAAGGGCGCCGGGCGTTTGCATTTGATTACGACGAGTATGGAGCCGACCTCATTACGTTCGATGACTTTGGGTGCGTTGAGCATCAAACGGGTAAGGATCTTGCCTAATGGGCATCTTCACCGAGACATGGGAGCGCATCCGCTCCAACCACCGCGAAGTGAACACCGAGTACCGATCTGCCATGGGCGGGCAGGTGATCCCGTGGACTGCCGGTCGACCACAATGGCTGCCGCGTACGGTGGAGTCGTATGACACGCACGCCTACCGCAAGGTGGCGCTGATCTTCGCCTGCATCCAGTACCTGTCCAACGCGACCGGGAAGGCACCGATGCGTGTGTACAACCCGGAATCGCGAGAGGCCGACGATACCCACCCGTTGCGCCAACTCATCGTGCAGCCCAATTTCAACATGGGCGAGTCTCGGTTCTTCTCGTTCCTGGCGATGAACATGGCGGTCACGAACTTCGTGGTGATCGAGAAGGAGCGCTCACGGGCCGATGGGGTCATCAACCTCTGGCCGCTGCGGTCGGACTGGATCCGCCCGATCCCGCGCAACGGTGCGCCGTGCGACTGGGAGTACCACATTCCGGGCAGCGATCCGAAGATCCTCAAGGCAGAGAACGCCATTCCGATCACCTATGCCGACACGCCAGACCAGTCGCCTACCGGTATCGGGCCGCTGACCTCCGTGCTGCGGGAAGCGCAGATCAGCAGCGCCCTGACCGATTTCGTCAAGGTGTTCATGGACCGCGGCGCGATCCCGCTCTACATGCTGATTCCGTCAGACGATCCGAAGTTGGTAAGCCAGTTCAGCAAGCCGGAAACAAAAGACGCATTCATGGGCCAATGGCGCCAGAAGTACGGCGGGCTGATGAACTCAAGCACCGATCCGCTGTTGTCGCCGGGCATCAAGGATATCAAACGCGTCGGCCTCGACATGAACGAACTTGCCTACACCGAACTGAACAACCTGACCGATGTGCGTATCTGCCAGGTGTTCGGCGTGTCGCCGCTCCTGGTGGACGCCAACGCGGGCATGGAAGGGTCGACGTTCAGCAACAAGGCGGAAGCTCGACGGTCGTTCTTCGAGGACACCATGAGCGCCCTGTGGGGCCGGATCGATGACGCATTCACCCGTCACCTCTTGCCGGACTTCGAGTGGCGTCCAGGATGGGACATCCAGTTCGATACCGGCGAGATCCCGGCGCTGCAGGATGACCGCAACGAGGCATGGTCACGGGCAACGACGGCATGGGTGGCCGGCGTGGTTTCTCGGCACGTTGCGCAGAAGGAAATGGATGTCGACCTGCACGGCGAGGATGTGTTCAGCATGTCCTACAGTCAGGTACTTGTCCCCGTCGCGGCCACCGTGGAAGGCAGCGTGAGCGTCATCCCCGATCCCGAACCGGAAGACGATGAGGACGACGACGAACTGACCCGCGCCATTGCGCCGACCTCGCTCCGGGCGTTGCCGCCGATCGTGGATGATGGGCTGATAGAGCCGATCACCGAAGACGACGTAGAGGACGCCATCGACTTGTTTGACGAGACGTTCCCGAATTACGCCGGATTGCTCGATGCGGACGTGACCGCGTGAGTTTCCAGTACGACGCCGGGAGCAAACGTTACCGGAACACGTCGACCGGGAAGTTTGTCCCGAAGGTGACGATAAACCAGTTCCGGGATGACCTGATCGATCAGAGCATGGCGCGGATTGACGACCTCACCGCATCGTTCCTGAACCGCAGCATCAGCCTGGACGAATGGCAGGCGGCGATGCGGGCAGAGATCAAGCAGACCAGCATCGCCGAATACCTGTTGGGTCGGGGCGGGCGGAAGTCGATGACGCAATCCGACTGGGGCAAGATCGGGGCCGACCTCCGCAAGCAGTACCGCTACCTCGACCGGTTCGCCAACGAGATCGCGCTGGGTCAACTCTCCGACAAGGAGATTGCGGCACGGGCCCGGATGTACACGGCAGGGGCCAATTCCAACTTCGGACGTGGACAGGCGGCTGCCTGGCACGTGACGCTCCCCGCGTACCCCGGCGATGGGTCAACCCAGTGCAAGAACTACTGCCGGTGCAGTTGGGTGATGTCGGAGACGGAAACGGAAATCCGGGCATCGTGGAGGCTGGGTGGATCGAAGGAGAAGTGCCCGGACTGCCGACGCCGGGCGTCAACGTGGAACCCGCTGGTATTCGACCGGGCAACCGGGCAACAGAAGGCGGCGTGATGAGGGTTTCGATCACGGAACACCTACCTATCAACACTCAGGAACAAATCTATCGGTATTGGAAAGGCGTCAATGATAGTACGCCGGGGACGGTCCCTCTTGGCCCGTATGCGGCGACCATCAAGGAGTTCGGACTCAACCGATCGCAGGTCTTAGAAATCGTGAAGCAGTTTCATGTTGACGCACTGCGACCCGAACAGGTGTAGCCATGAGCAAATCCCCAACGGCTAACCAACTGCCACCGCCCGGCCCGTCGAACGTCATCCAGCGTGGGCCGTGCATCCACATCGGGCCGCGCATGTCGTGGGTGAAGGTTGAGTGCCCAACCTGCGGAAAGTTCGTATGCAAGGCGACACCGGGAAGCACGGTGCAGGTGGTCTGCGGTCGATGCAAGACCGAAAGCGTGACGGCGGTTGCTGCATGATATGATGTGGATAACTGAATAAGTGGCCTAGAGCCCGCAAACAGTGAGAGACCACGAGTCCTGACCGGCAGACCGGCACAGGACTCGTTTTCCGTTTGCGGAGCGGCCCATGCCACCACACCGATCACACCCCAACGTGCAGTACCGCACCAGTTTCGACTTCCGGGCGACCGATGGCACGCCGGGCCTGGAAGGGCACGCCGCTACATGGTGGTCGAAAGATTCATATGACACGGCGATGGAGCCGGGAGCGTTCAAGCGCACCATCCGCAACCGAATCGACAAGATACCCGTTCTCTGGAACCACAACGCTGACGCCCCGGTAGGAAAGCACCTTGCCATTCGTGAGGACGACCACGGCCTGTACGTCAATATCGGCATCGCTGACGACGGCGCTGAGGGATCAGTCCTGATGAAGCGTCTCCGTTTCGGTGTGCCATTGGGCATGTCGTTCGGGTTCGAGACGATGAAGGACCGGCCAGGAACCAAGGATGACCCGATCGTCTTTGGCGACAGCAAGATGAAGCATTCTGATGTCCGGGTGATTCAGGAAGTCCGCTACTGGGAATCCAGCCCGGTCACATTTCCCGCCAATGAAGACAGCGCCATCGACGCAATCCGCTCTGCCCACATGGAGCAGCAGGCGGATTACCTCACCACCATCCTGGAAGCCCTGCGGTCTGGCGACGTTGCACGTGACGACGCCCGGATGCCGCTGCTTCGGCAGATAGTCGCTGCCATTCCTGACTCCAACGACCCGGACTCGGACCCCATAGAGGACACCACTCCACTCGTTGACTCGGAACGGGCACGGCAACGCAATCGAACCGTGGAAATCACCCTGGCCCTCGCCAAGTCGAAGGGCTGGATAGGAGTCCTTGCATGAGCAAGCTCGTGGAACTGCGCGGCCGCATGAACGTGGTCGCATCGGAAATGGCGACGCTGGGGCAGAAGTCCGAGCGGAGCGCCGAAGAGGAATCACGGCTCGATGCCGTATTGGCTGAATTCAACGACCTCGGCCCGAAGATCGAACGCGAGGCGACGATTGAAGCCGCGACCCGTTCGGCCGCGTCGATGAACGAAAGCCGGGGGCGCATCTCCGGGAACGAACAGCAGGAAACCGGCAAGCGTGACGATGCAGGCGAGGTCATCAAGATCGATCGCCGCAGCGTTGGCGCCCGGTTCGCAGACTCGGAACAACTGAAACGGTACGTTGCTGGCGGCATGGCAAACGGGACTGTATCCGAGCAATTCGCCGCCGGATCGTTCTACCGAAAACACCAGATGCGACACACCGCCGATATGTCTCCGGAAGAACTGCGGGCAATTGTCCAGACCGGCAACCTGCCGGCCGACTACATCGCGCCGCAGCAAGTGTCTGGCATCTTTCGCGGCGATGACCTCCAGGGGTCGCTTCGTGACGTGCTGATCAACGGCACCACGCAGAGCGATGCGGTCGTGTTCTTCCGT